TAATGGGCGGTAGTTTCTATCTTGGTATGAGATATGGTCAACATAACGCCCATAAAGAATTTGATAAATTTTTAAAAATTCTAGAAAAAACGGCAAAGAAACCTGACCCTTTTTTCACTAAAGATTAACCCTTGACTTTTTAGTCAAGACCTGATATAATATAATTTTAAAAGTGAGCATATAATGATATTTACACATACACCACCAATAAATGAATTACCACCTCTTAAGGCCAAGAATGTAAATGGCAAGAGATTTTACGAACACCTAGAGACTAAAGAAGCATATCCATCAATCACATCTGTTTTATCAATTAGAGATAAAAAAGGTTTACATGAATGGCGACAAAAAGTAGGTGAAGAAGTTGCAAACCATGTAATGATACAAGCTGCCAATCGAGGCACAGCAGTACATAATATGGTTGAAGATTATTTAAACAATATTGATTTAGAACAAGTTGACAAATATAAAAAACAATTCTTACCTAGAATGATGTTTAATGTATTGAAACCAGAACTATCAAAAATAAATAATATTAGATTACAAGAAGCACAAATGTTTTCTAGCGACTATACAGTTGCAGGTCGTGTAGATTGTATCGCAGAATATGATGGTGTATTATCAATAGTAGATTTTAAAACATCTACGAAAGAAAAAAATGAAAGTTGGATTGAGAACTATTTTATTCAAGGTAGTGCTTATGCTGAAATGTTTAAAGAACACTTTGGTGAAGAAGTAACCCAGGTAGTTATATTAATCGTAACAGAAGAAGGTACAACACAAGTATTTAAGAAAAACAAAGTTGACTACTTACCTAAATTAAAACAAGCAGTAGAAGATTTTTACAAATGGATTGAGAGAGAAAAAAATGATTAAAAAAATAATATACATATGGTGCATTATTGTGGTGTTAAGTTTCATTGCAAAAAGTGTACATTCAAAAGAGCACCCTTTATTTCCAGATGGTGTTATGAGAACAACACAAGTGCCAATATTTTGTGGTTCAGGACCAGTGGTGTTTTCATATGCTACCAGTATATTTAAACAAAAATCTGTTGCATGGTCAGAGGTAACACAAAATGGTGATCCTAATACTGAACCTTTTGCATGGGTTTCATTTTGGTATAGTCCAGAATTAAATAATGGTTCTATGTTTTTAACCATAGCAGAAACAGGTGAAACATGCTTAATGGGTTATGGTATGGACTGGAAGTTTGATACGGATATATTATTAGATATTGTAAATAAATCATATGAAGGTGATACTAAATGACGCCAAAACAATTTGCATTACAAATAGAAAAACGAGCAAGTAAAAAAAGAATAACACATATGGAAGCAGTTTTGGATTATTGTGCTGAGAAAGAAATAGAACCAGATCAGATAACACACTTGATTAATAGAACATTAAAAGATAAAATAAAAATGAATGCTCAAGATTTAAACTTTTTACCAAAAACAGCAACACTACCAATTTGATGAATGAAGGATATGAAGCGTACAAAAAATACCTCAGCATTAAGTTACATTTTACAAAAGATGAATATGATTACTTTAAATATAATGGTGAAATTAATGCTAAATACGAAACGTTTATACAACGTAATGATAGATACTTTTTTGTTAAGGTTGCAAGAAAATACGGCGATAATATTATTGATTATTTTGTTAGCAATTTCATATCTAACAAATCACCTTATATCAAGGATATGAATAATGATGTATACCTTGAAAGACAAAAACGAATTGATGGACTTACATACTATTTCAAAAGAGATATAGAACAGTTATTAAGAAAAAGTGAGAAAAGTTTTAACAGAATATTTAAAGTTAATAGAGGACAACATCCAATATTAGTAAAAACATATTTGGCAAAAAGAGTGTCACTTGAAACATTATGTATTTTAAATGAATTACTAAATTATACAAAAGACTTTAACAAACAAATAAAGGATGATATAATATGGCCAACATTGAGACGAAAAATAACCAAGTATGGACCTTTCATAAAATACAACAAAGAAAGAATGAAATTAATTTTAAGGGAAATGTTGTGACAGAAAATTTATTTGTTTTAGGTAATGGTGAAAGTCGTAAAGATGTTGATGTTGATTTATTAAAAACACAAGGTAAAGTTTGGGGTTGTAATGCTTTGTTTAGAGAACATACTGTAGATGGTTTAATCGCAGTAGATCCAATGATGACACACGAAATATATCGTAGTGGTTATTGTGATTATAATAAAGTTTATTTTAGAGACTGGGAAGATGTGCCTGCTGATCAATATGAAATGATGAAAGAGGCTCAAACTTCTAACATGAAAAATCCAACAGTAAGAGAATGGAAACATACACCAGAAAACTATTATACACATTTTGTAATTCATGGTCAACAAACAGTAAATCAAAACAGACCTAATGATAGATGGAAAGGTGATGGTTTTGAAAATGTTTATATTACATGGACTTATGGTTTAGCAGATCAAAATATTACACAACTAAAAGATATAATGAATGACTATTACGGTATTGGTTGGGAAGCAGATAATGCTGGACCAGATGATCCAGGTTGGTCATCAGGTGCAACTGCCATGTACATAGGTTGTAAAGTAGAGAAACCTAAAACATGTTACTTACTAGGTATGGATATGTACAGTACCACAGATTTTATAAATAACCTATACAAAGAAACACATGGTTATGTATCATCAGATGAAAGTGCTATAACACCACAAAATTGGGTAATTCAAATGGGTAGGGTTATGGTTAGATATCAAGATATACAGTTTATAAAGGTTAATCCGGATGAAAATAATAAGATATCCGAGAGAATGCCTCAATGGGATAGTTTACCTAATCTATCTTACATGAAAAAAAGTGAGTTTTATACCAAATTATCCCTTGACTTTTAGTCTGGAATGTGGTATAATATAGTTATCATTCAGCAGCAGAACATGGGTTCGAAACCATGTTTCTTTCTGACTGAACAATGCTTAAGGAGGCATAAAGTCTGCTTCTTGGAGGGTAGTGGCCAAACGGCTCAAGACACCAAGGGGTAGGTTATTAGTAGGGACCAATATCTCAAAAATGAATGTTGGATCCTTCCTGAAAAATTGTGGGTGCGTTCCAACTAGTCCCACGAAAGGCTGAGTGATAACTTTTTTTACGGCAACAAGTGAAAACTTTTATATATAGTAATGTCGCTAATATAGACAATATACAAATACAACGAATACAAGGAGAATACAATGTCATTCGCAAACTTAAAACAAAGTCGTGGTAACTTCGACAAACTTACAAAAGAACTAGAAAAAGTTACATCCCCAACAACAAATCAAAATTCATCAAATGACGATAGATTCTGGAAACCAGAACTAGATAAAACTGGTAATGGTTATGCAGTAATTCGTTTTTTACCTGCCGTAGAAGGAGAAGAATTACCTTGGGCAAGAGTTTGGTCTCATGCCTTTCAAGGACCTGGCGGTTGGTATATTGAAAATAGTCTAACAACACTTGGTCAGAAAGATCCAGTAAGTGAAGAAAATTCTAAATTATGGAATACTGGCTCAGAAGCTGACAAAGAGATTGCTAGAAAAAGAAAAAGAAAACTATCATATTTTACTAATATACTTGTAGTTTCTGATCCTGCACATCCAGAGAATGAAGGCAAGGTATACTTATATAAGTTTGGTAAAAAAATCTTTGATAAGATTACTGAAGCAATGAAACCTGAATTTGCTGATGAGAAAGCAATCAACCCATTTGATTTTTGGGAAGGTGCTAACTTCAAGTTAAAAATTAGAAAAGTAGATGGTTATTGGAACTATGACAAATCTGAATTTGAAGGTCCATCTAAAGTAAAAGATAGTGACGAACAAATAGAAGAATTGTGGAAAAAACAATTACCACTAAAAGAGTTTTCTGCTACTACAAACTTCAAATCTTATGACGACTTGAAAGCCAAGTTTGA